CACACTCGTGGCTACCTGTTACATAACACCAAGCCTGTCGATGCGATGACAGAAGAACAGGCGATTGAGTATCTGATTATGAAAGACGTACCGCAGTCCGTATGGCGGGTGTGGAACGAGGGCAACAAACCGAAGATGGTGATCTGCCGCAAAGAACAGCTTCCCGGCACCAGAGAGTGGCGCAATGCTTGGAAGATAAGTGAAGACCTAGCCACTGATGAAACTGTAGCCGCATAAGGAGCAACCTGATGGCAACAACATATATTGTAGACAAGGACGGTAACTCGATTGATGCGTCAACCGCTACCGTTCCATCTGACCGTCACTTTCGTGGTGCATGGTCGCTTTCTGGCAAAGTCATCTCTGAGGACATGGACGCAGCCAAAGTAATCTTCAAGGACAAAATCCGTGAAGTACGCCAGCCGCTGCTGGATGCCGAGGACGTGGTGTATATGAAGGCACTTGAGGCTGACGATGCGTCTGCCAAGACTGCCTCAGTAGAAAAGAAGAAGGCGCTGCGCGATGCACCGGCGGCAAAGGCAATCACAGATGCAGACACAATTGCTAAGCTCAAGGCAGCTTGGGATACGTCTGTGCTTGGCGACTCGCCTTACGCATAAGGAGATAAAAGGTGGCGTTGACCAATCTCACAAAAGGTACGGTTGTCGGGTCGGAGGGCGGCTCGGCAACCACTAACCTTGCTCAAAGTTTAACGAAAGCATGGGTAAATTATACAGGTGTATCAACTACTGCGGCTAGGGATTCGTTCAACATTAGTAGTTTGACAGATGCGGGTACTGGACAGACGTATCCTATTAGCTTTACTAACAATATGGGAAATGATGATTACGCTGGTTCTTACTTTCAAAACTCAGCGGCAGGTACATCCTATACAAATTTTTCAAATTCATATGTAGGTGGCTTTGGTACTTTTGCCACAGGCTCCTTTGGTAATTATTCTTTTGGGTCAAGCAATGATACAGATAGTGCCAATAACTATACTGTAATTATAGGAGACCTCGCATAATGCCGTACATAGGTAAATCCCCAGAATTCGGTGTTCGCAACCGCTTCGTGTACCAAGCCACGGCAGGGCAGACGAGCTTCAGCGGATCAGACTCTGACTCGTTGGTGCTGACGTACTCTGACAGCCTGTATATGGATGTTTACCAGAACGGTGTGTTGTTGAAGCCTGGAACGGACTACACCGCCACGACAGGTACAACCGTTGTGCTGGTCACTGGCGCGTCACTAAACGACGTTGTCGAGATGGTCGTATATGATGCTTTCTCTGTGGCTAACAGCTACACCAAGTCCGAGTCCGACACACGCTACCCCTTCAAGGGCAACAACAGCATCATTCGCTTGAACGGTCAGACCATCAGCGCAGACATCACGATTGACAGCGACGAGAACGGTGTGTCGGCAGGGCCGATTACGCAGAGTGCCACCGTCACTGTTAACGGGTATTGGAGCATCGTATGACCAGCGTTCTAAATGTAGACACGATTGCGGATAAGGCGGGTACGGGGCCGGTAGGGCTGACTAAGCAACATGCCGCAAAACACTGGATTAATATGTTTGGAGATGACGCCAGTGTTCGTGACAGTTTTAATATGAGTTCAACTAGTGACGATGCGACAGGAAAAAAGACAGTAAATCTAACTACCAGCCATGACAGTGCAAATTTTGCTCCGGTCACATCTGTTGGTGAGTCAATTTCTAGTGCGGGTAACAGGGCTTCAACAGCATCTCCAACGGATTCAAACACATATTTATTTTATACTTCGTCGTCTAATAGCGGTTCTTACAACGATAACGACTACATGACTGCCGCAACACACGGAGACCTCGCGTAATGGCAAGCATACTCAAAGTCGATACAATCACAGGGGTAGCCACGGCTGGGTCTATTGCGATTACCGGCGAGGGCAACTCGACCACAACGAATTTGCAGCAGGGGCTGGCGAAACAGTGGACACACTTTGACAGTTCAGGAACATTAACTGCTAGAGACAGCCTAAATGTGGCTAGTTTTACTGACAATAGCACGGGCAATTACAACGTAAACTTTAGTTCAAACTATGGAAACAATGACTACGCTTTGACAAGCACATCTCGTGCTAATGACACCTTCGCATCTACATTTCACGGCGACAATCAGACCTCATTTGCAAGAGTTTTTAATATTCAGCACAGCGATAGAGCAAACGCTGACGCTGACACGGTTATGATTGTAACGCACGGAGACCTCGCATAATGGCTAGTGAACTTAGAGTAAACACACTAAAAGACGCCAGCGGGAACAACAGCGTGGCTACATCGGTTGTGTTCAACGGCACGGCGAAGGCGTGGATTCATTACTTAGGCAATGCAAGTAGTGATTTAATAAAGGACTCGTACAATTTTTCAAGCATCAGCGATTTAGGCGCAGGAAGGCACACCGTTAATTATAGCAGTTCTTTTAGTAACGCCTTTTATGCTTGTGCTGGCTGCTCCTCCACGCAAAGACAAGTTCACACGGATACGAACACTCATGCTACAGGTTCAGTTAACTTTGAAACTGATAACGAAAGTGGCAGTTTTACTGATGGAGTTCAGTGTCAGTATATGATTATGGGAGACCTCGCATGAGTAAGGCAGCAGAACTCGCCGAATTTGGCGGCGGTATATCCAACGGTCCTAACGCTGTTGAGGGGCTAGCAAAGTCGTGGTCAAATTTCAACGGGACTAGCACTCCTGCTTTGAGAGACAGTTTCAATCTTAGTTCTATATCTGATGATGCTGCGGGTAAGTATACCTTGTCCTACACAAGTGCGATGGGTAACACAAATTATTCAATAGGAGGTATGGGCAGTAGAGATGTGGGAGAAAGCACTTCTAAACTAATAATTTATGATGCTGATGACACTTTTACAGCTTCTGCCACGCAGCTAAGATTTATTTCAAGGTCTGATGACTCATCTACAGACAATACGCATGGTTTTACACAAACGCACGGAGACCTCGCATGAGCAAGGCCACCGCTGCATCTGTCAAAGCTGAACTCGACACCCATGAGGCGGTGTGCGCTGAGCGCTGGAAAGAAACCATTCTGCGCATCAAGCGTATTGAGCATATTATGATTGGCACTGCTGGCACGACGATTGTTTTGTTGTTAGGAATTATTATTAATGGATGATCCATGTCTTTCTTTTGTTTGTTTTTGTTGGGCTAGGTGAGGATAAGCGGCTCGTTAGTAACGATATGTATTTTCGCAGTGTTGATGACTGCGTGTACTTTGCACAGAGACTGCACAAACAGGGACAGAACATCACCGCTTACTGTCTGCCAAAAGTGGTAGACGAGAACACAAAGGTGTACTGATGGACCCCGCAAGCGCAATGGCGCTGGCCTCTGCCAGCTTCGCCACCATTAAAAAAGGCTTTGCCATAGGTCGCGACGTTGAATCCATGATGTCCGATATCGGAAGGTGGATGGGTGCGCTAAGCGATTTAGACCAAGCAGAACGCGAAGCTAAAAATCCACCCATATTTCGCAAACTTTTTGCTGGCAAATCTGTCGAGCAAGAAGCTATGGAAGTGTTCGCCGCCAAACGAAAGGCGCAAGCCCAAAGAGATGAATTAAAACAATGGGTTAGCCTTACTCTTGGGCAGTCCGCTTGGAATGATTTGATCAAGACTGAAGCAGCCATCCGCAAACAACGTCAAGAGACTTTGTACAAACAGCGAGAGAAGCGTCGAAAGTTTGTAGAGATTGTCGCCTGGACGATCATGATTGGCGTAGGCATAGCCGTCCTTACATCTTTTGTCTTGCTTCTCAAGGCACACTCGGCCAAGGCCAATGATTGGGCGAATGACATGACTGTGTGTAGGCTTGTGAAATGTATGAAGATCAACAAAACGCAAGAGGCTTGCGTGTTTAGGGGTGCGCACAATACACAGGAGACGCTGTTTTTTGAGTATGGCGAGTGGAAGCCGCGTGAATACCTGTGTCAGTGGAACCCAGATCAGCCGCCGCCACCCAATGTGTATGATGTACTAGAGGCCATCAAGGAGAGCCAGTGATGACGGTAGAAGATGTAGCAAGGAAGATGCTGGAGTTACGCATTTTACCGCGTTTTATGATGCTGATAATGACAGGTGTTTATGTGCGCTGTATCGAATGGGCGCTATCGCAACCGGATTTGTCTACGCAGCAAAGTGCGCTGATATCTGTGGTAACAGGTGCTATGACGGGTAGTTTGGCAGTCTGGCTGAACTCGGAGAAGCACTGATGTTACAAGCGTTGATACCGGCTATCACAGAGCTTGCCGGTGGCTGGCTCAAGGGCAAGGCAGAGGAGAAAGCTGCACAGTCTAGGGTCAAGGTGGCCAAGGCAGAGGCTGAAGCAGAGGTGATGAAGGTCGCCGCCACGCATGAGGCTGGCTGGGAAAAGATCATGGCTGAAGCCAGCAAGGATAGCTGGAAAGATGAAGCCTGGACGATTTTGTTCATAGTAATCATAGGCATGTGCTTCATCCCGCCCATGCAGCCGTATGTCAATCAGGGCTTTGCCGTGTTGGAGTCCACCCCTGATTGGTTCCAGTGGGCCATGTATGCTAGTATCGCTGCGTCATTTGGTTTGAGAGGGATCAAGGGGCTGAAAAAATGAGGCGCAAGTTTCCAAAAGTTCCCAAGACAAAGGGCGGCGTGCCAAAGAAATATGTGCGCGGTGCCAAGAACCCCAAGAAGCGTGAGGCAGAGATCAAACGCACGCGGCGTCTTTACAAACAAGGCAAACTCACCAAAGCTATGATGGATCGCATCAGCAGGGAGAGGAGTCGCGGATGAGCAAAGCAGCCGTCATCGCCAAATATTCCAAGTCTTCTGGCATATCCAAGTCCACGCTTAGTAAGGTGTACTCCAGAGGGTTGGGTGCATACTATTCCCAAGGCAGTAGACCAAAGGTTTCTGCGCATCAGTGGGCGGCCGGGAGAGTACGGTCGTTTGCCACGGGCAAGGGCGGGGCGAGGCGGGCAGATGCCGACTTGCTGCGTAAAAAGAAAGGCAAGAAAGCATGATGAAGAAATCCACAAAGGCAAAGGTGAAGACCGTTGCCAAGAAGCTGCGCGGTGCATCGAAGGCACACGCAGGACAAGCCAAGATGCTTGAGTCTTTGTTGAAAAAGCCAAAGCGTAAAAGGAGAACATGATGCCTGGTAAGAAACTTTCTCCCAAGCAAAAGAAACTCGCACAGGTTGCTGCGCCCAGGAACAAGATCACTGGCGCTGACTTTGCTAAGCTGCGCAAGGGCAAGAAGAAGAAAGCGCGTGCATGAACAAGGACCAGCTTAGAGAAGAGCTTGCGGAAGACGAAGGCTGCAAGTTTGAGATTTACCTAGACCACTTGGGCTTGCCGACTTTTGGCATTGGGCATCTGGTGGTTGATGGCGACCCTGAACATGGGCAACCTGTGGGCACACCTGTAGAGGACGAGCGTGTGCGTCAGGTCTTTGCTTTGGACATCGCCTCGACGCTGGACGAGTGCCAGGTTCTATATCCAGACTTTGATGACTTACCCGAGGACTGCCAGTTAATCATCGCGAACATGATGTTTAATATGGGCAGGCCGCGTCTCTCCAAGTTCAAGGGCATGAAGGCCGGTGTTGATGCTAGGGATTGGAACAGGGCGGCAGATGAGATGGTAGACAGTCGCTGGCACGATCAAGTCCCGAATCGCGCCAAGCGTTTGGTGAAGCGCATGAGAGCATTGGCTGATGGTAGCTAAAAGGTTTCAGAATCCCAAAGGTGGCCTGAATCAGAAGGGCAGGGACTTTTTCAAACGAACCACAGGTGCAAACTTGAAGCGCCCTGTGAAGAGTGGGGACAACCCACGCAGGGCTAGTTTTCTCGCACGCATGGGCAATGCAAAGGGGCCAGAACGAGATGCGAAGGGCAAACCTACCAGGCTTCTGCTTTCTCTCAGGGCATGGGGTGCAAGCAGCAAGGCTGACGCTAGGAAGAAGGCGGCAGCAATATCCAAACGCAACAAAGCTAAGAAGGGAAAGAAATAATGCCAATGGGAAAAGGAACTTACGGCTCCAAGCGGGGGCGTCCACCAAAGTCAGCGAAGATGAAGAAGCAGGCTGCTACAGCTATAGCGATGAAGAAGGCTGGCAAAAAGCCAAAGCGTAGGATGTGATTACTTAGTCTTGCTGGTGTAGCACGCCCAGCAGATATCCTCGCCAGAGGCAAGTGACACCCAATCATCATGGGTATAGTCACAAGCCTTCTGACATCGGGCGCAGTTAAATGGAAGGCTCCTCCTCCGTGTCTTCTGTTTGCTGCGCTTCTTCATTTCTCTTCATCTCCAATCCGGCGTTGAGACATTGCAACGCGAGGTTCAGCATCTGTGTGGCGTTCATCTCTTTGGTTCTCAACACCCCGTCAATGCTGACTGTGACTCCGTCGTTACGCGGTATAATCAGAAAGGTCGGCCCCACCATCTGAAATCCTTTCTATCTCTGTTGCAGTGATGTACCACCTGCCCTGAAACTGGTATCCCTTGATAACGCCCTTTTGAAGCAGGCTACGCAGGTGTTGTACCTTGGAGCGCTTATCAGTACCGAAAAGTATCAGAGCCGCCTCACGGGGGCTTAGAATGGCGCTAGAAGGGGATATCTGGGTCATCGTCCTCTCCTTTTGCTTGTGGCGCAGCGTGCTTTGCGCTGATTACGTTGCCGATAGGCTTCATGGCCCTTTGTGATATGCCGTCAGCGATACTGTCCTCACCCTCGTATTCGGTAACTCTTGAGATACGAATAGAGATAGTATTGTCCTCGTTGACGAACATCGACACTTGATGTTGCTGGCCTTCTCTGAACAAAAGGTCCGCAGGAGCTTTCGACTCAAACGAGTAAGGTTGCCAATTGCTGTTGCTATACTGTGCCTTTGCTTTGGCATCAGTGTTTGCAAACAACTTGATGTATGTGATGGTTTCATAGCGTTTAGCCATTTTTTTCTTTTTCCTCTTTCTCAAGTTTCTTTTTTCTGGCTACACATGCAGCCCTTACTTCTTGATGGATTTCTGGGTGCTTTCTTTTGGCTACATCCATCCATTTCATTGTGAACGCTGCTGACATCCAGTTATCTAATGCCTTTAGATCGTATTGATCCAAGTTATTACGAGCTACATCCAACAGGCTGAGAATATGCTCGTGAACGACAACGGGTTCCTCTTGCGGCACAGGTTGCTTCTGCGGCAAGCCGTCTTCATCTGGCGGCAAATCCTCTCCAGCATAGATGTAGTGCCCCAAGCCGTGCATGGCACAACATTTGGCAAGGCATCTCTGCAAAGATGTGTTTACCTGAAAGCTGTTAGGGTTTTTGACAGGCTGGTTTTTGTTATCCAGCACCGGCATCACCTCAGACAAAGATTGCTCTTCTATCTCTACAGAGACTTGCACATACGCAAACCCCTGATCGTCCTGGGTGTAAGGTAGTTCTGTTGACCATATCCTCTTTTCGTAGGTCGCTTGTGGGTAGGTTTCTTTGACCTTGCCCCATGCCCAAGCCCAACTAAGATAGGTCAGATTGCCTTTCTTTTCTGTGTGTTGGTTGACATCAATATGTGACAGAGTTTCCCAAACGCTTGTCATTTCTCTGCCCCTTGTTCGATTCCAAGTTTATCAGAGATCAGGTGTACAAACAGGGCCAAAGCCTTCTCCATGTCAGCTACCTTTTCGTTGTTCTTGTCTACCGTGCGTTGCAGATGATCCACTCGCACATACAATTCGTTGATGCTGTCTTGCATATCCTCGCGGGTGACATACGGCGTGCCGATATCAACAGGTTCACTGTTCATGGTAAAACTCCTTGTGCCACATGACCATCTGGCCGCGCCCTGACTTTGCTTTGC